ATGTTGCCGAAAAAGAACAGAAACAACTTCGCTGAAATCGAAAAGTACCGCTTGCCGGTGTATAATAAGAAAGGCAAGGAAAAGTATGTGTACTTCTATGTCTTAGACCCCGACTCCGTATTGGAGGGGAATCCCAAGTTAAGACGCATCCGAAAAAAATTCAACCACATCGCCAACAAGAAAGACCGGGATGAAGCGGCACTACGCTTCCGGGACGAAGTGTCCGTAAAACTGAAGCAGGGATGGAACCCATTGATTCAGGAATGCGGCAAGAAAGGATTCACGCCGTGCAATGTCGTATTCGAGCGATACGAGCTGAACATGAAGAAGATGCTCAAAGACGATGTCATCAAGCCATCTACCTACAATAATTATATATGCCGGCTTAACCAGCTGAAGGAATGGAACGAAAGTCTCTCCGGCAAAATGGTGTACATCTACCAGTTCGACAGGGCCTATATAGAGAGCTTTCTGGAACATATCTACCTCGACCGGGATACCACGCCCAAGACCCGCAACAATTATTTGAATTGGCTATCATCCGTATGCAACTGGATGATAGGGTGCGGGTATCTGCAGTCCAATCCGACCGACCGCATCGGCAAGCTGCGCGAAAAGGACAAGTTCAGGAAAGCTTTGTCGGCGGCGGACATGAAGAAGCTAAATGAATATCTGTCCAAAGAGAACAGGTACTATCTGCTCGCCTGCCTGATGCACTACTACACATTGGTACGCCCCAACGAACTTACATACATCCGCATCAATGATATTCATGTGCACGACCAGACACTGTTTGTCAGCCACACCTTTAGCAAGAACAGAAAGGATGCGGTCGTCACCGTGCCGGCACGTGTGATCCGCATGATGATAGAACTGGATATCTTCAGCTATCCGGGTGACTTCTACCTGTTCGGGAAGCACTTCAAGCCCTCGGAGGAAAAAGCGGACGGGCGGATCTTCCGCGACAAATGGGTGAAGATACGCACCCTGCTCGGCTTCCCGGAACATTATCAATTTTACAGCCTGAAAGACACCGGGATAACGGATGCCATCGACCGTGTGGGACTTAGCGTAGCGAAAGACCAAGCACGTCACTCATCCGTAGCCACAACAAACAAGTATGTAAGGAAAGAGCAGATGACCGCCCATCCGGAATTGAAGAATTTTGAAGGAAATTTGTAGTCTCATAAAAAAAACTTTATGTTTTACTTGCGCATTAAAAATACTTTATGTATATTTGTAATGTCAAAAGAAAAAGAGTATTAATCATTAAAAAAGCGACCTATGAAAAAAGGAAAAGACGAGCTGGAAGAAGTCAACTTTCAAATCTACCGCCTGAAGTACGAGATTCAGAAGTACATCGAACGCTGCAAGATTCTGGAAGTCGACCCCTCTGAAAAAGTAGATGAGTTATTGGAAAGACTATCCAAGATGATGGCAAAGAGAGAAAAGTTAATGAAAGAGTAAAAGAACAGCCCCTCCTGAAAGGGAGGGGCAAAAACAACAGAAGTATGGAAGAACTATTGAAAGAATTAAAAATCATGAGCAGCCTTGAAGGTGCAGAGAGCACCGACAAGATGAAAGCAATCGCCGCCAAATACCGGACGCCCGAAGAAAAGGCATACATCAAACAATATTTGGACAGGGGATTAGACCAAGTGGAGAAAGAAATAGACGAGCTGGACGGGAAGTTAGACAGGATGCTGGATATCAAGCGGCAAGTGAAAGAGATAAGCGAAATCGTGTCATTGAAGTATATCGCACAGAACTATTTCGGGAAAAGCGCCGCATGGTTGAGCCAACGGGTTAACGGCAGCCCCGTAAGAGGGAAGATATATTACCTGAAAGAGGCTGAGATACAGACATTGAACAACGCCCTTCAGGATATCGGAAAGAAATTAGGCTCTCTTGCTATCGGTTGATAACTCGATTCTTTTGACGCCAGTCCCCGCAGGTTGAGCCGCCTACGGGGACTTTTTGCTAATCTGCACGCACATCCTCGTAGCTGAAGAAACGTCCTTCGACAATATCCGAGAATTGATTCTTTTCAGCTCTATATTTTATCTCAACGCAATAGTACTTCTTATTTCCGATAACATAGACATTCATCGGATCAAGCACCCTACCCCTCCTTAAGAAACTGAAAGTATATTCGATTTTATTGTTAAATTTAGGATTCGACTTATAAAGAGTATTATATAGTCCGTGCGTACCAGACAGCTCAAGTGTTACCGTCTTATCGGGATATACCGCATAGAAAGCGGCATCCCCCTGATTGTATGCCCCATGATGAAAGGGCGTTGTATGGCACATAGGAATTCTCGCATTACTCCCACTCCTCACCGATTCTCCATTCGCAGAGTCAATACTCAGGAAGTACTCCTGATACCCTGCATAAAAAGCGACAAACAAATGATTAGGAGCTTGCTTCTCTGCAAGACCTCCTTTTATAAAGTCTATCAGCCCTTGCTTGTTTTGGGTAGGATCAGACACCTCTAAAACATTACGCGCCAGCGGAACCGTAAACTTATAGAAATCTCCGTTCTCCCTCAAATAGATCTCGGAGGGTATTATCTCAAGCTCGACAAAACTATCCTCGTTTTCATCATTAACCACCCTTTGAAGATACATTAAATGTTGATAGAATTTTAATGTTCCCGCAGAGTTGTCCTCTCGATACACATGATTGTTCCCAAAGAAGTTGTCTTTATAGATAATCATCTTATTAAAAGTTTCAGGAGGAATATCGAAATCCCAGATCCTATTTGTCCGAAAAGTACACAACTTCAAAATAGCAGGGTCTATGTCAGCAAATTCATAGTATTCAATGCCGGTAGGAAATTTGTATCTGACATTCGTATAATTGGTATATATCATACTGTCTTGATCATACACCTTTTCATACTCCGTCAACACATCTTCGTCCTTGATATATACAGGCTCTTTTTGATTATAGAAAGAGCTTGCACGAACGATATCAACTGTTTTATTTTTCTGATTAACAAGAAATATCACATTAAACAGATTTTCCACATGACTGATAAAATCCGAAACCGTCCAATTCGGGAGGATGTCAGCATAAAGATTCGTATCAAGCCCATTTATGCAGATTATCTTTCGGCTGTTGCCCTCTCTCAATACGTTACTGTTAAGAGTATATCCCAGCAGTTCTACGGTTTTCTCGACATAGAATAACAAGTATGGCTGTACGCGCAATGTTGCATTGGCAAGAGTAACCGGTGCCGCCCCGTTACTCTTCGTGTCAACCTGATTATAAAATTTCGATCCATCACCATAGATGTTGTTATCGGTATTGGACAAAACAGGACAACAGACGTAAGGCATCTCCGGATAGGAGGAGGTCAAAGATTTTCGTGCGCTTTCCAAGGTTACATCTATTGTGCCGAAATTCAAATCACGAATATTTCCGCCGGAGAGATAATTAAGCTCCGAATTCCCTGACACAAGTTGAATTTTGGCCACGTCATCCGTTACGCTTAATATTATCTCCGTACCTTTAAATATGCGTCTGACACCGTCGAAGATGACAGCAGAACGCCCGGCTATCGGAGAGGAAGAGTTTACCCGATTGATGTGCTTATACAAGATAGCATTGTTAGCGGCATGCAGGTTTATCTCTACCTCTAAGGTGTATTCGCCCTCTTTGGTAAACAATGGATTGCGCATGTAATATTCAAAGGAGCTTTCGTCTTCCAGATATACGAGGTTATGGTCTATAAGTAAACGTATCATTTTATTCGTGCGATATTCTTTTTAAGTGTATTATAATCTTTCATCCCTTGGTTAATACCCCTCTTGCCTGTCACATACGTTTCTGCAACGATAGGTTCATCCAACCGGGATTTAAGCGAAGCAACCGTATCTGTCAGAGCATTCAGAACCTCTAACATCTTTTTATCAGACTGTTCCGGAAGCACCTTAATAACCGGCGTCGCAGGTTTATCCTGAGATCGTCCACTGCCAACCACCGATGCAATGTCTTGTGCCGTCAAATTGGATATCGATCCTGTACGCTGCGCGTTGTCAATCAAGTCAAGTACAGGACGTACAGCAGGATTTGCCACGGCAAAGCGATTGGCCACAAATTCGTTGGAATGTACAACTCCTTGGGGTTGATCCCAATCTCCGGGACCGGTGTACCCACCCGTATAAAAGTTGCTTACCATACCTTTTGCGACGGCGAATGCAGCCTTGATAGCGGTGATTTGCAAGGCGGCTTCTGCCGCACCGATGAATCCAGCGGTAGCAATTTTTTTAGCCAATATTTCAACGTATGTTATCTGGAGAACGCGTTCCAACGCATCCAAGGCCATCAGGATCGTTTCCCGCAGGAAGTTCTTCATCGACAACTCGCCGTTGGCAATCATGTCGCCCAATGTCTCGCCATATTCTGCAGCCGTATCTTTCGCCAAGTTTGAATAAAAATCTTTCATCCGCATCGCTTCTTCGTACTTCTTCTTAGACCTTTCTTCGTACGAATTCTGCTGTTCTTCTTGCACCTCATCGATTTGCTCATTGGTCAATTTATAATTGTTCACCAAATCGTCCCAATACCGTTGTCGAATGTCATTCACCTCTTTAGCAAAGTCTTCTTCAGAAGTCAAGTTATTAAAGTGTCTAAGAGATGCTTCATGCAATTCATCACGCAATTGCCTTTTCCGAACCGCAAGACGTTCTTTCGCTGTTTTTTCTTCTATACGTAACCTCTCCTTCTCTGCTTTTTCGTCTTCTTTTTTGCACTCATCACGGAACTTAATCTGTGCCTCAAGCATCTTGACTTGCAGTTCTTCACGCTTATGCGGTTCCAGTCCGGCAATCTTCAGTTTTTCATCCAACGTTTTCTTCTCCAAGTCTATCTGCAGGGCCGTATATTCTTCTTCAGAAACGATCTGCCCCTCCAGATACAACCGTTGAAGATGGGTCATCTGTTGCATGTGCCGGGTCTCTATTTTTTCCAGCTCGGCATTGACACGCTTCTTGCGTTCCTCTTCGGACTCTCCACTTCCGCCATTGCCTGTTTCTTTGGCGGGAGTGGCAGGCTTCGGATTCACAGGTTTAAGGACACGCTCTTTTTCCGTGACAAGATCTTTGTATCGATCTGTCAGAGAGTCGACAATCTCCTGTTCTTTGCGCAACTTCTCCGCATGGTCGGTGCGTGCCATGCCTGCCATCAGCGAGTTATCTTTTGCAAGCGTATCAGCCTGCCTCTGTAATTTAAGCAGATTCACACGGTGCTCATCGAGTTCGCTTATGACATTCTTCAGTTCTGCATTAATCCCCAACAGTTTGTTATAGCGCTGGAGCGCATCCGTGTTATTATTGATAAGGATACCCTCCCTGTCCAGATCCGCATGATAATCCGGTACGATTTTCTTCAATTCATCAAGTGCCTTCCGCCGGGCGTAATTGGACAGGGAGTTGTCATTGATCACGGAGGTAAGCTCGTCAATGCGTGACGTCTGCTCCTCAATATCTTTTTTTGTTTTATCACGGATGGACTTATTGACCTTTTCCAAATTGTAGTAATCCCGGATATTTTTTGTCAGCTTATAAGAGACCGCAACCGCCGCCAACAAGGCAGTAGTCAGGAGACCTACCGGGTTGGCCGTCATGATAGCCCATGCCCCTCTCATCGCCTTAGCCGCCAAGTCTACACGCCCATGCAGCAACTGTACAGCAGCCGCATAAGCGTACGTTGCCACCCGCAACGCCGCCAACATCTTAGGATGAGCAGCCATCGCCGTATAGAGCAAGCGCAGGTTCTTGATGGAGGTAACAGTATAGCCTGACACTGTTGTCATGGCAACGCCATAGGCCAGCTTAACAATCGTTGCCGCCTTGGTAACAGCACTAACTGTTGCCGTATAGGCTGCAACAATCTTAAGGCGTGTGGCATATACCAGACAGATACCACCAAGATAGACAACGGCAGCGCCCCACTCACGGAACCAGTCTATCAGTCCGGGCAACAGTTTGATGACGTAGGTCATCGCATTAGTGCTTATCCGGATAGCCGGCGTCAGCTTTTCGGCCAACTCAATGCCGGCAAGCTTAAGCTGGTTGCGTGCTTGGGCAAGCTTGGCGGATGCCGTGTCACTGTTGATGGCTGATTGCTCGTAGGCTACATTGGTGCCAGTCACGGCCTTGGTATATTCTTTGACTTTCTCTGTGTTTTGAGACAGTACCATAGCTACCTGCATTCCATCCTCCCCGAACAACTTATTTAAAAGAGTTGTGCCACCTCCAGCTGATTGAGCCTCTGCCTCTTGTACCTTTTTGTTCAGATTATCTAAAGCAGTAGCCAGACCAACTAATTTAGGATTAGTATCTTTAGCTCCTGACGAAAGCCGGTTAAAGAATCTCTTTAAAGCAGTACCAGCTATTTCATCCTTAATACCTTTTTCTCCTAACATCTCAATTGTGCCGACTAATTCTTCAATGGAGACATTGGAGGCGGCAGCAATAGTCCCGGTCTTTTTAATAGCATTAGCCTGACTTGCAATGTTGGCAGCCCCAGCCTTAGAACCAGCAGCCAACACATTGACATAGCGAGACGCCTGTTCTGCCGATGCACCGTACTGATTAAGCGAGAGAGTCAACGAATCTACCGCCTGCTGCAAGGAGATATCACCCGCAGCAGCTTGCAATCTCATCGCTTCTTCGGTAACTGCCGCCAACGCCTCTTTGTTGCCTAATAATTCCGGCTTGGCAGATCCGACCAGCATAAATGCGTCTAATATCTCGTTGGCACTCTGACGCACACGCAACCCCTCTTTGGTCATGGTGGTACTCAACTCTTTGGCCTGATTGGTCAACCATGCAATGGCATTGTCATCAAGACCTGTCAATGCCTGAAGACTATGCTGGCTATCCTCCAGCTTATTGCGCTCATCCCGGAGGGCACGCAAGCCGAGGACAAAGCCGGTCAACGCAGCCGCCGCGCTGGCGATGAAACCGCCGAAGCGGTTAAAGCCGTCGACAAACTTGCCGAAGTTTATGCGTCCCTTGGTTACTTCTTCGTTGACCGCACGAAGTTGCTGCTTGTGGTCACGAAGCATGGAATTCAAACCTTTAATCTTGGCCATCTGGGCATTGTATTCTTTCGACCCGATGGTCATACGGTCAAGCTCCTTGGTAAGCTTGCGAATCTCTGCTTTAATGGAAGTAACATCGGACTTCACTTCCTTGCCATCAAGATAGAGGACAATGCCTCTTTTTACGTCTTTATTTTTCATATAATGTCGTCTTACTTTACAATTTTCATTTTCGGTAGCACCTTCAGAACCTGACGCATGGCGTCATCTCCGTAGAATTCCTGTACATAGTCGGCAAGTTCTTCACGCCCCTGTTCAAGGAAGGAATCAATCCAGTCAAGCGCCCGCCTCTTCCGTCTCAAATCATTCATATCGATTTTCTTAGCCCGGTTGATTTCTCTTGTCAGATAGCCATTCTTCGCCATCTCAACAGCTTCGGCAGACATCTTCTTGTTGCGTATCTCACTATCCGAACGCACCCGATAGCCACGAACAGGTAGGCCATTGACCACGACATACCCGCGCCCTGCACCATAGGCCCGATATACACCGTACCGCTCGAACTGGAACTTAACCTTGTATGCCGGGTCATGGTCGCTCAATTTGCCAACGAACTGCACAAGTGACATAGCCAACTTGCCACTTGCCTCCGTCTTCGTGCGTAAGGTTGCCTTAGAGCGCATCCGGATTTTCATCGCCCATTTGGACACGAGGTTGTTGAACTCCTCAACCGTCATCAATTCGGAAGTATCAGCCATTGTGTATCAATTTATCGAATTGAATGGATTGCAAACGGCGAAGCCAGCCTTTCAGGAACTTATTCTGTCCGGGCTGAGCAGCGCAATCCCGGAAATGTTGTTCGCGCCGTACCCATATCTTACGGAATAGCTCCTCAGGGTTGGCATTATTGATGGCAGCCAACGTTTTAGGACCTACAACGCCATCAGCTTTGACACCAAGCAATTGTTGTGTATGCTTGATAGCCCAAGCTCCGGAAGCCCATGTCCAATCAACAAGGATATTGGCAACCGCCTGACTGTTGATGTCGTCAGCACGGCAGCGATCCCAATAGTGAGGTTTAAAAACGAGACTGTAGATGTCGTCATCAGAAAGCAGGCGTAAATCGTCCACATCGATGTCGCCGTCACCGTCTTTATCATAACCAACCCGGCGCCATGTAGAGAGTGTGACGCCTTTGTTAGTTGCTCCGCCACGGTCGTCCGGGTCGTTAACATAACCTCCTTCAAAAGAGAGGATGAAAGGGAAAAGAATGTTTGATTGTGCCATAACAATGGTTTTTGCACAAAAATGAAGAAAATAAAATAAGATTAATAGGACACGTTGCAACTGCAATGCCGTACAATAAAGGCGACTACCCTCACGGACCATCGCCATCTGTTATGAACGAAAAGCATCATCATTATTCTTCTTTTTCGCCCGCCTCACAACCGGCAAGGCGGGCGGTTACCGTTACGCTCCAATCTCTTCTTTTACCTCGGCAATGATTGCTTCAAACATAGCCACATGTGCGGCCACTTCTTCATTGGCCGGAAAGCTCGTTGACTTGTTGCCACCACTTAGGGACATCGAGCCTACGTACGAGCGTTGCTCACCCGTTTCTTCGGTGGTTGTAACCTTGGTCACGTTGCACTGTAAATTGACAATTCCGCCGTCGGCAAAATTGTAATTCACCCCATATTCATATTCTCCGTTTTTGGCAGTTGCCGTTACCGCTGTGGAGCGGCTTGTTTCAGTTAACTTTTTCATTTTTTCTTTGGTTTAAAATTAGTATTAATGTTAATTTATTCCTCTTTCGCCGGAACAGCCCCTGTTTCAGGGTTTTCAATAATTTTCACTGATAACGCCATGTTAAGCGCTTCATTTACCGCTACCTTGACATAGGCAAGGTATGGGTAGACCTCCGAACCTATCTGCACGCCTATATCCATATACTTACGAATGATGGCGGCACGTTCCTCCGTTATCTCCACCTCACCATTAAGATAAATCTCTTTTGAGAACTCGTATTCTCCAATATCCGGAGTATTATTAAAAATGGAGTTGCCTATCTTTGCGGACAAATCCATCGTTGTTTCCTTACCCTCAATGTCTTTTACTCTGATTTTTCTAAAGTCGATTTTTCCCATTTTTTCATTATTTGTTTGTTAATATTTTAATTACCAGTCTCTCGGATTCTTGAATTGAGCCCAGCAGCCATACTGCGAGCCGTTATTAATGTCGCGGGCATAGACAAACCGCATAGCGTCACCATTTCCGCCGATGGTCAGGGATGTAACATGGCTACCCCTGTCAACGTGCATATATGTCCTTCTTTGAGTACCATCAATATGATAGCCATATCCGGTATTAATGGTAACGCTTTTGTTGCCCAGATTTTTGATTTCGATAACATGACCGTTGTCGTATTTTTGCATGGTTGGCAGAGTGATGGTTATATCGGAGGTGTTTACACACAATACGCATGTTGTCGATATGTCGATAGTCCTCGACGAGGTGACGACCTCCACCTTTTCGGCAAACCTTGATATGTAGCCCCCGAGCAGCGAGATGGCGCAATTCTCGTTAGCTCCTCTTGCGCTGACAATCATCGCATAATTGGCCGACAATCCCCATTGGTCGCTTGTGTCCTCGTTTTCAAACCGAGCGACGGCACGCAAGCCCGATGATGTCGGCATGACATTGCCCCCTATGCCTGCGAAACAACTTTTGACATCATTCCTAAAGATAATAGAGGCATCATTGGTATATTGGCCGGTATCATTGGCGTTTGTCAAGCTGCTTCCGCTTACGCGGAATCCCGCTACCTTTGCCCCGTCGATAACGGTAAGCCTGCCGGTTGTTATATCCGTTGCGGCAATCTTTGTCGCCAGAAGAGAGTTGGTTATAACGGCGTTGGCATCTATCAAGTTAGTCTTGATGTAGCCACCTTGTACAATTGTAGTATCCAGCTTGGCGAGGCTAACCATGTTTTGGTAAGCCATTGCACCGAGGCTGTTTAGCAAAGAAGTCAATGCGGCCGTTGTCGCCTTGCCGTTGATAGTCGCTTGCGTGCTGCTGTCAAGCGAGGCAAATGTCACCTTGCCAGCAAGGCTAATCTCCTTGCCAAAAACATTAATACCGCCGGTAGTAATGCTTATGCCGGCCTTGACCTCTTCTTTCGTGAGGCGTAAGGCTATATCCGCTTCCACGTCTTCGGGTGCGGGCGTCCAATCCGTGGCTTTAGTACCTTTCTCGACTTTAAAGTCCTTAAACCAATAATGCAGATAGGCAAGATTCTCGATGTCGATAAAATGATATCCGTCGGCAGTGTAATTATTTACTTTGGCCCTTAATTCAAACCTCTTCCATTCCGTTGTAAATGTTGCATCTCCCGTACACGGGTTGTTACAGATGTCGAATTTGGGCGAACCCGACCCATTGGACTTGCCCCAAAAGCTGATGACATAATCGCCATTCTCGTGGATGACATTTTTTATTCTTACGGCGCAAACCAAGCTTTGCTTTCCAGTAAGCTTAAACCCGTGCACGGAATCCGCATCAACCTCTTTCTGTATAGTGGGATTGTTACCCAAATTATTAATTACGGTACTCTTCCGATAAAGGTTACGGCCACCAATCTGCAAGGCGGCATCTGCATCTTCAGGCGACAGCGTCCAGTCAGACGCTTTAGTACCCTTTTCAAATTTAAACTTACTAATCTTTACCGGAGTGCCCGTAGCGGCAGTAAGCTTTGCGTTCAGCAGCCACGGGTCACTACCGTTGTATTTATGCGTACACTCAAAATAACCGGAAGCATCGTCCACGAAGAAGTTATCCGTACCCAAGGCGTGGTTTGCCCGCTTGACGATAAAATCCGCATTCTTTATTGGGCGACCGCCCAATGTCATGTAACCGCTAACAGTGTAGTATGCCCCTGCGTCAGGGAAATAATCCTTGACACGGATAACCAGTTGCTGGTTTGTCGTGCCATCAGCCTTAAGCATCACATTGACATCAGTGCCTGTTATTACCGGTACGGATGTGGCGGCTATCCAACTCTGCAGCTTGGATAATATAACGTAGTTACGGCCTCCCACCTGTACGTTGTTAACAGCCGTCGTTATCTGCTCCTTAACCACCATATTGATTGCACCGGGGGTTATTTTCTCTTCGGCTACCGCCATACGGGTGGTAAGTCCGCTGACGGTTGACGATTCCGCCTTAAGGCTGATAAGGTTTTCCAACTGCGCAACCTTAGTGTTGTACGTTGTGATTGGGGTAAACGTATTGTTGGCGTGTGCCTTGGCATTAGCCTCCGCCCTATTAGCCTTTGCCGTGGCATCATTTGCGGCCGTGGATATTGCCGACTGCTTGGCTGCATCGGCTTTAGCCTGCGCATCGCTTGCGGCGGCTGATATAGCTCCTGACTTGGCGGCGTCTGCCTTGGCTTTAGCATCGGATGCTGCCGCATTAATAGCGGCAGTCTTGGCACTCTCTACCGTGGATGACACAGTGGATATAATGGAAGCCGGTGTAATCTTCTGCTCGGCAGTGGACATACGCGTACTAAGGGCGGTAAAGTCCGTCTGCGATACCTTGGACGAGATGGAGTTGTTTAACACCGCCAATTGGGCGGAATACTCCGTCTTGGTGGGGTACTTGGCTGCAGCATCGCTTATTGCCGACTGCTTGGCTGCATTGGCTTTAGCCTGCGCATCGCTTGCGGCGGCTGATATAGCTCCTGACTTGGCGGCGTCTGCCTTGGCCTGTGCATTCGCATCTATATCCTCTTGTGCCAGTCCCCATCCAGTCTTCTTGTTCCCCTCCTCCATCTGGACGTTTAAAAAAGAGACTTCGCCGAGTTCAGCGGTATTACCATCTACGAAGCGAGCGGAATAAGCTATCAACCTATAATTGCCTAAGTTAGCTGGCGTCGTGAACGTATGACAAAACTCGTACGTCTTGCCGACTTCCGGTGTAGTCGTGGCGATAAATAGAATGATTTTAGTACCGTTATACAGAGCAAGCCCTACCTTCTTGTCGGAGGGCGGCAAGGAGCTGAGGGCATGAACCGCTACCGAATAAGATAGAGTATATTGGGTGGACGGCTTTAGCTTGGAAGCAATGTAGGCGGGATTCCAAATTGTATTAGCCCATAATCTACCTCTGAAACCCGCATCTAACCTCGTACCGTACACCAGGCTGGTCAAGGCAAGGAGGTTACGCCCGCCTATCTGCACGCCGTCGACGGCCTGTTGCGCAGCCTGCTTGGCAGCATTGATAACAACACCATCGGCAGCTATATTAACCCTTGCCTCTGCCTCTTCCGCTCTACCGGCCGCTTGTTCCGCACGGGATGCTTTTAAATCTATATCAGCCGCTACCTGATTAATCTGTGTCTGCTTGGTTGATACCGTTTGTAAGGCCGTGTTGGCATTATTGGCGGCATTGGATGCTATATCCGCCTGCCTTGTAACCTCGGCCACGCTGGTGGCAATCTGCCCGGCTGTCTGGTTGATGTTACTCTCTTTTTCGGTTACGGTTATCAGCTTGGCGGCCGCCGTATCGGCACTGGATTTCGCTTTCCCGGCTTCGTTTGCGGCGGACGTAGCGGACTTGCCCGCATTGGTCTCGGATGTTTTGGCGGCTTTGGCGCTACCGTCCGCTTCTGTGGCTTTCTGCCCGGCAAGCGTGGCAGAGCCGGCAGCTTGTGAGGCTTTCTCTGTGGCGGTTTGAGAGGCGGTGACGGCTTGTTGGGTTTTGGCCGTAACCTCGGCTACCTTAGAGCTTATCTGACCCTCACGCACGTCAAAATCCGTGCGCACCTTGGTTATTTCAAAGGCTATCCCGGCTTCCACGTCTTCGGGTGCAGGCGTCCAATCCGTGGCTTTAGTACCTTTCTCAATCTTAAAGTCCTTAAACCAGTAATGCAGATAGGCAAGCTTTTCGATGTCAATAAAATGGTATGTGTCAGCACTATAATTGTTTACTTTAGCCCTTAATTCAAACCTTTTCCACGACGTCGTGAATGTTGCATCTCCCGTACACGGGTTGTTGCAGATGTCGAATTTGGGCGTTTGAGTGTAGTTGGACTTGCCCCAAAAGCTTATCACATAGTCTCCATTCTCGTGGATGACATTCTTTATTCTCACGTCGCAAACCAAGCTTTGCTTTCCAGTAAGCTTAAACCCGTGCGCGGAATCGGCATCCGCTTCTTTCTGTATGGCAGGAGGGTTGATTACGCTTATAATCGGGGTACTCTTCCTGTACAGATTACGGCCACCAATCTGCAAGGCGTCTAATATGGCTTGCGCATGTGTCTTGGCGTTAGTTTCTGCAGCCGTAGCCTTGGACTGTGCGTCCGAAGCGGCGGCAGAAATAGCTGCCTGCTTGGCGGCATCGGCTTTAGCCGTTGCGTCACCGGCAGCAGTAGCTATGGCGGATGCTTTAGCGGCGTTTGCTTTAGCCTGCGCATCACTCGCTGCAACGGAGATAGCACCGCTCCGTGCCTCGCCGATGGCGGTCTCAACCGTCTTGCCGGAGGTTAACCTAAGCATGCCTTTAAGATATGCGTTGAGAGAGTACAGGCCAAAGCCCGACAATGCCCCGAAATCGGGGTCTACAATGCCCGACAGGTTGCCTGTACGAGTCACCAGCTTGCCCGCAAGGCTGTACGAGTTGATACCCGCATAGTCATCACGGTAGGGGGCATTAGCGCCTACTGCGCAATCTATCTGTGCGGACTGTCGGGCGGCGTTGGTACGGTTGCCAAGTACCGCTACTTCATCTCCCACTTCTGGAGTGGCGCTGCCGGCCTCGCAATCTGTCTTAGACAAATTAAAGTAACCTGCCCCGGCGGAGGTCACAAGCCGCCAATAGCGCTTCATCTTCGTACCGGTGAAGACTTGACAGAGCACTTGGTCGTCCTTGACAAAGTCGTCGCTACTGTCGTGTTCGCATCTCCAATAGCTGCCGCCGTCGGTTACCTTAGTAATCTTACCCCCGGCAGCTGAGCGGATAACCATGCCGCCTTGATGGACGACCTTTTGCACGACCAGCTCAAAGACAGTAAACGTCTTGCGCACGGTTAGCATATCCAACTCGCCGTGCCACAAGCCCGCAGCATCCTGCCAAACTTTAAAACCCTCGCCAAGGAAGCCCGACACGAACTTGTCAGATGACAGGTACTGGCGGATGATGCCGTGCATGATGTCGGCGGTATTATCCACTGTGAGGTTATGGATAGTAGCCAATGCACGGATAACGGCATTGAGGGATGTCACTTGATTAGCCACCTCTACATCACGGGCGGTCGCCTTGCCGGCTACGTCAAGCGTACCGGTCTTGCTGTTGCCGGACACGGATAGGGCGGCGGTCTCTATCTTAATCAGAGCACGCAATATCTCCATGACCGTAAAATCCTTGGCAACGGTAGCGTTACGGTCGACGGTCAGATCCTCACCTATACCAAGGGAGTGTTCGGTACGGTCAGGCTGATCTTTGCGAAGAAAGACAGAGGTCAGGTGCTCGACATCGACTCCATATTCAATCATGTCGAGCAACAAAGAGCCTACCCGATAGGCGGTGTTGGCTCCCTGCCGGTATTCGTCACGGATGGCGGCTGCACGCTGTTTTAAATTATCTATCGAGGGCATAGTTGTCAATCAGGAAAAGAGTTAGTACAATCGATGTCAGCAAAGGATTCGTCTGCGTTGAAAAACAGGACGTAACCGTAAAGGGAGACATCTTTCATATAGATGCGATGTCCCTCACTTCCAAGAAGCGTAAAACGGTTCAGGAAACGATGTTTCATTGAACGTTTGTCACGGCTGAATTTGCGGGCAAAGTCAAGGAGGACTTGCTTCATCGTGCGGAATGCCGTTATAACCTCCTTGTTATTGCCGGTATCGGAGACATGTTGCAGGAACATCACGGAAAACTCCGTGTTAAGCAACACATTGCCGGTTTCGCCACCAAAAGAAAAGTCGCCTGAATCAACTACCACACAAGGGTAGCGCATGGCACGGGCGAACTTCGTCTGACTGTCATCGGCCAGACAAGAATAGTGGCACTTGCCGTCAACCTCGTGCTTGATCATCGGATGGCGGCGGCACAAATCTTCTATATATTCTTCAAAGTCGGTCATTTTTTCTTAGCCTCCTTAATCTTTCGGTTCAAAATTCTAAAGGCATCCATGCACGGCAATGCCTTATATGCTTCTATGTCTGCAATGTTATCGCCGACAAAAGCGTCAAAGACAGAGAGCCAATCGGCGGGCTTCGCTTTTGTTTTCCCACTATGTTCCGCAGTGTCTCCGGCCGGGAACAAATGAGAATAAGAGCGGGATAGCCACGACTTGATCAAAACCCAATTAACCATGACGGAGTAGCGCACATCGAAAGGCAGTCGCCCGATTGCCCGTGTATTGGTTTCAAGGTCCAAGGCTATTTCTCCGGATGCCGGGAAATAGGATTCCTTTTCGCGCAGGTAAAGGGCGGCGATGAAGCGGTCAAGATAAAGTTCTTTGTCCGTCACCATATACCAAGAATAGAAAGTGTCGGCCGTCATGAACTGCTGAAAAGATACACCTCGCAACTTGGCTTCGGGCGAAAAGAATCCTCCCTCCAGCTCCGGCAAAAAGAAAGCGGAATGATAGGGGTGCTCCTCCTTCAGGAATGGCAGTTCGTCAGACAGGCGATAGAGGCAGAACGGGGCGAGGCCGTCTATCAGTTTGTCGGTAAGCCCGAAGAACTGCATGAAGAATGTGCGGTCGTCTATCCACCCCTTGGATAAGCGGACGGATGCAAGGAACTGCCACGAAGTCAGCTCCGCATAACAATCAGGTATCATGCCCTTTATGGACTTACGCCCGAACCTCTTGTTGAATATCAACTCCAGTCTTTTCATGCCCAGAACGTACGTTTATTGTCATTATCTCTGTTAAGGATATCGGATTGGCGCCCTTTGAAAAACTCCGGCAAAGAGGTTTCAATGAACTTAACAAGAATGTCATGATAAGCCTTTGCGTTAAGCTCTACATGAGCAGCCATCGACAAGGCGTCTTCTCTGTCCGCCGGAGCAGCGGAAGTGTTACCATCACCAGCAAGAAGCTGCACGAAGTAAAGCCCTCTGTCGGTCAAAGAACCGGTTGCCCTGATAAGCTCCGCAATTGACTTAAGGATGACGAACGTCGCACATCGGGAACGCAGTTCTTCGGTGGTCGTGCCGCCCAAATCCTTCTTCTCTTCCTGTAAGGATGTAACCAGTTTGTCGTACAGGTCAGTACCCAATACCGGCTGCAGAACCGTTTCTTCAACAAGCTTAAAGTAAGGTTTCAGACGCAAAAATATAATGTGCGAATTATTAATAAAGTAAGTCCTATCCACCTCGGCGGTATTGCGAACAATGCTCCGCGTACGCCTTGCATAAGCCGGAGAATCTTTATAATGCGGAAACTCGTCTTGATGGACATCCAAAAATTCAATCATACGGTCGAGTGCATTAAAGCCTTTGTTTTTAAAACTATGCTTCAACGCATCCTCCTGATACTTGTAGGCCTGTTTAAAAGAGCCATCGGACTCCTGACGCTGCATGCCTTGGTCAGTAATACGGATGTTCAGCTCCGTATAGTTGTACCAAAAAGCGAGGTTTGCAACCGCCCTTTGGCATTCTTCGAGCAAAGCATGCTGCAGATCGGAGGCATCGGGGGTATCGTAGTAGGACCGGATATCATCCGACAGATCTTGACCGAAAAGAGGCAGCACAAAGAGGCGGAAAGCATCTTCTAACGACGATTCCACTTTATCGAAAGATAGTCCGGCAGACACAGGTATAAACCTGTTCAATTCATCGGAATCAGCCCATTTTTTTGCAGAGAAAATCATATCAGCTCAATGTTTTTTTCGTGCCGGCACCTGTGTCCAGCGTGGTTAATATCGTATTGCGGAAACGCAGCTCAACATCCTTAAGCCCGTTGGAACGCAACATCAACACAATCGGGTCGAGCAGGTTCTGGCGGTCAATCCATGCGTTGGCTATATTGACCAAGAATGCCTCTCGTATATTACTACCTCCCTGATTGCCGGCATAAGATCCGCCCGGCATACCTGCACCGAAGACATTCGGGTTAACCATCAGGGAGAACAGTATCTCGGAGTTGGCAGCAGCGGAGGTGACGAGATTCTCTCCTCCCTTATACTTATTATCAAGTGCGGTAATCTTCCACTCCTCTTCTATCTTGCCGTTAGCCTCGTTGATGGCATAGTGGGTAAACAGAGGCTTCTCGGCATTCTCAATGCCGCAAAGGTTCTGCTCCACCTTATCCATGTGCTCCTGAATAGCCTTTTTGCGCGCCTCCGTATCGTTGAAATCGCCTGCAGGGAACTTCTTATCCCAATAAGAATAAGGTATCTGGACGTGCCACTTCCACGTGATCTGATTCTTGTACGCTTTCTTCAGGAATTGCGGAACCATGTGCGCGACATCCACCCATCCAAGTATGTAAGAGGGTAGCCATATCGGTTCGCCGTAGTAGTCGTTATTTGACCACGAATCGCGAATGGGGAAGACAAAAGGCTTCTTCATCTTGCCGGCAACCTTCATCCATTCAAGATGCAATTCCGGGTCGTAATCCATCAGGCAGTCAAGTACCTGCACATTATCGCCTTCAGCGACACCGGGCGTATCGGGCCAGCATCCGGAAACGATACACTTGCAAGCACCCCACGCATCGGGTACCGTATAGCGGTAGAACATGGCATTTATCGGATTCATGCCGACAATCTCAGTACCCGCCGCATTGGGCATCATCTGCACGGCTCCGTTGCCGAACTTGAAGTAGTCACGGCTAACCTTCTCCAGATACCGCCTTACCATGCGGCTGTTGACAAAACGGTTCACCCTCACATCGTCAATCGGCGCAAGAACCTCATTGCCTTTCTCATCCCATCCGGTCACTTTACAGGGATAGATACCTTGGCCAACCGTCAGGGAGCGCAAGAACTTCAGCCCGGTGTTAAGTACCGAAGTCGTGCTTATCTGCTCTCCTGCCATAAGCGGGAATCGGTTGTCCTGCCCCCAACTCATCACCTTATAGTCTTTGTAGACGGCTGTATCCGTCAAGCTCGGACTGTAAGGCGCAAGAATCTTGCGCTTCTCTATCTCGTAATTGGCAGGACGTCCCACCGATTCGAGGAATGCCACCGGACTGTCAAGCACGAGCGGTGTGCCCTGTTTGCTAAATAAGATATTCATCGCTCATCCTCCATAAAGACTACCCGTTTGGAATTATAGGCAAGTATATTGTCTATGCCCACCGGGTAGACGTGTGATTCGGGGTTGCCCTCGCAATCGCAAGGCTGTATGCCTCTCACCCGATATTGTTTGTTATTCATCCGCCCGGCTCCGCAGGCATACGCCTGAGGGACGAATATCAGTTTGCCTTTTGCCGTGACAAACTTGATGGAAAATATCCGTTTGCGCCCATCCGGAAGCGTGCGGATGTCCAGCTCATCGAGCACCTGATTTCTGTTGATCGTCTTCATATTATTCAAATTCGTTACCAAATGTGTGATCGAATATCCGATAGTCTATGTTCATGTTGCGGTCAATGCTACGTTGGCATTCTGCCGAAAGGCGGTACTTGAACCGGACGTTAATCGGCTCGGTCCTTGGGCGAGACTCATCGAATTCGACATCCGTAACCGTTATCATATCGCCCAGCTTCGTGCCATCATAGAGATGTACCTTGTTACTTGCAATCAAGTCTTCTACACAATCCCGCAATGTCTCGTTTATAAATCCGGTGTTGACATCGTGGAATATGTTGTAGCGCGTGTTTATCTTGAGATAGCGTCGTTGTATGGTGGCAAAGGTGGCGTCCAACTCGGAGGTGCGCGTGTCTTTGCCCGTGAAGTACAATGTGTCAGGTATGCCGAAACAGTTGTAATAGACAAAGTGCGTCATCACACTGTGATAGGTGCGGTCGACATCGAACTGTATAGCATCCACAACCTGCCCATTACTTTTGAGATAAACAATGTAATAGTCTATGTCTCCGGCAGACGGTTCGCCTGCCGTATCTTGCCCGGAAAGAAGCGAGACAATTTCGTCCAATCCGACATTGCGGCAACAAAGGTTGCCATCGGAAGCCGTAGCCGGCAACGCAAATTCAATCCAGTGCTTGGAGTTGCCGTCTCTGTAAGATACCCCGATGCCCGGATGCTGGCCGTAATTGAAATAGCCCACGAACTGCGCCTGCCCGACACGTATCTTGCGGCGGCGGTGACGCCCAAGGAAGCCCGCGAACTTGTAAGGCTCGGCGATATTGGTACGGCAATTCGCATAGAAGAACTTCTGTGAGAATTCGCCCAAAGCTTCGCCTGACTCGCCATATACCGCCGCCGTAAGCATAGCGGTACAAGGGTATGACGCGACTTCGCTATCCAAGGCAAACGGGATGTCTTCAAAGTAACATAACGCCAGCTCTCCAAGGTCGCTAATCCGTACCTTGCCCTCGGCATCCGGAGCATAATTCTCGGAAAAGCTGTCAGACACACCCCGGCATCGGATGGTATAGTCAATCCGTACAGGTCCGGGAACAGCGGTGAGCAGCACCGCCCCGAAGTCCTTGCAGAACACACCTCCATTAGTACCCGTCACTACCATCTCGACAACTCATATCTAATCCCCAGCAAAGGGGACTTGTTATAAAAATCATATCCACCCATAAACTCCCATCTCTTATTGCGATAGCCGACCATCAGGTCAAGGCGGCGGTATCCGGACGTCAACCCAAGCGAAAGGCCGTGGTTATAGACCGGTATGCGCAATGAGGAAATGGCAGAACGCCCTACTATCGTATTGCGATAAACCGTGTCGGTCAGGGTGACACGAACGTAGGGAGTATTAACAATATCATCCTGATAGATTCGCTTGGTATGGAAAGATGCCAAGATAGCTGCGGTATCCACATTCGCAGGAACCGGAACAGGTATCTCCTTGACCACGGCAGGAGGTTGCAGCCAAGCGGTGTCGGTTACATAGATTGTATCGGGCGCGACGGGGGTAACCGCCCGACGGCCTATCCTATAGCCGGATAGAAAGATGATCACCGATGCCGACAACGAGAGGATGACAGCGTAGAATGTTCTCATTTTTTAAAATCCTTAAGACGGGTGACCATCGATTTAAAGACATCTGTAATAGCGACAATCAGGGTCTCTTTGGGTTTGCCATCGAGCACCGCCAAGTTTTCGAGTATCGATGTCAGGTACTCGATGACGAAGTATATCATCGTCATCACATTCATAACCTCAAAGAAGTAGACTCCGCATCGGTATATCCAATCATCTCCACGGAACTGCATGTCTTTGGCGAAGCTATGCAGGAAGAAGAACAGGAATACCCAGATAAATACTTTAATGATGCAACGTGAGAATTTGAAGCTCTCGAAACGCATGCCTTGCTTTTGCGAAGCACGGATACCGGTCAGCGTCTCCACGATAACAGCCACGAACATCACCAGTACGATGAACGGCGATATGCCTAAAAACTCACAGATAACAGCAAGTACGGCACTGAAAGTCAGCGTATGCGGCTCCGTGCCGTACTTAAAAGAGGGAAACAGGCTTATCAGGAATCCCCTGACACCCTCAAACCCGTAGGTTGACAAAAAACGATTTAAAAGGTGCATATTCTACATTTTTATTTTACGCAAAAATAGCTGCTATCCGATGAAAGAAATCGGACACAAAAAAGGGCATCCAACTTCACAGCCGAATACCCCCAACAATGTAAAAAAAATGTAGCTTATCTATTCACTTATAGGGTGAAGAGTTTCTTTTTCGTAGAGTACCCATGTCCACTGACCGCAGAACAGGTCGGCCTTGCAGCCGAAATCTGTCATCACAGCCGCAATATCCGGCATGGATGGCGCGCACATCTCCCGGCTCTCGTAAGCCAGCTCGCGCGAGGTACGGAATACCATTGAAGCATTAGCCCCAAATGGGGCATACTTGGCATGCAGGAACTGCCGGAACAGCTCTTTTTGCGAAACCACTTTCTTCTCTTCTTTTTTTGCGTCGTCATTGTCATCATACGACTTAAAGCCTATTCTTCTCATAATCATTCCTCCTTTTCTTTAATAATGAAAGACTTATAATCACGCTTCATCGTGAGCAGAAAATCGAGCGCTTCAAGTTTCGCCTCCGGAGACTCCACATCGACCATCTTATCATAGATGACCATTTCTATCAGTTTATCCAGAAATTCAAGCTTGGCTTTCGCTTCTTCGAAATCCCAATCCTGATTGCACTTGATTGTCTCCAGAACCTGCTCATTCAACCTAACATCGGATGTATTCATAGTCATAATGTATTAGATGAATGAGCATTGTCAATGCTTCTCTTGACCGAAAGCAAAGAAAGCGAAAACCATAGCAGCCCGATAAGACAAAGCAACAGAGAGATGTCGGCAGATAGCGACATAAAGAAGAAAGACACGAAGCACCGGCCGATTAACAGCGCCTGCTTGTTAGTGACAGACTCGCCCACTGTGGACGACAGATAAAGATTCTCGGACTTGAGCCATGCAGACAGACGGCTCTTGATTTTGGTCACGAAATTCATTTCGTTACCAAATTGATTGATGGAAACAGACTGTTTCATAACTATAGAAGTTTTTGGCGTATAGGCAGAAAAACGGCTGCCATTTCCCGTTTCGCCAAAAACTCCTACAGATTTCTGCCCGAAAGCAAAAAGTGTAAAGGGGAAAGACAGCCGTATAAGTTTACGTTAAGTAAAACTTCTACAATCCTTATATATTAGGGCATAAAAAAAGCCCATCAAGATATGAGCATAACCGGAGGCTCACGGTACAGAAATACTCTGTAGGAATTTTGGCTCTGCAAATATGAGAATAATATTTGAAAGAGCAAAGAAAAAAGCTTCTTATTTATGATTATAGATTTACTATCAAACCTAAATCTAAATTATTCAGGCTTAAATTACCGAAGTACCCATTCTCATAAGCAAGGTAATTTTTTCTATAGCCAATAAAAGCAAACTTAGCAGAAAACCTTATATTATCATGTAACTTGACAGTAAAGCCCGGCTTTAATCCCACTTCAAAACCATTCCTTTTATCATGTTTAACGACAGAAAATTCCATATCTGAATAAGAGTAACCGGCACCACCCTCTATAAATAACCGGAAAAGCCCTTTTTCGCTAAAGTTGTATCGAGCAAATGGGGCTAATGAAAAAGAATAAGAGGATTTATCCCCATTGTTATCCTGCATATAACTATAACCGATATAAGCACCAATATCCCATTTGCTATTCAGCTCATAGCCGACTAATGGCGCTATTCTGATAGAAGAGATGTCAGACTTCTCATAATAAGATAACCCAACCTCACCACCGACATAGATTCGGTTCTGAGAAAAAGAACTCACACTCCACAACAATAATAAAAAAACAATAACCTTTTTCATTTTCTTTACATTTTAAATCCAACAAACCAACTTCCGCCAAAATAGAAGAAACTGCATGAAACGCCCGTTACGCTGTCAGAAGTCAATTATTAACCCTAAGTCTAAATTATTCAAATTGAAATGCCCGATATAACCATTCTCATAAGTAAGGTAGTCTTTTCTATATCCAATAAAGGCAAACTTTGCAGACAGTCTAATCTTTTCATGCAGCTTAACGCAAAAACCCGGTTTCAAGCCGATTTCAAATCCTTCTTTGCTTTCTTTTTTCTCAGAATTAATTTTCTGATCTGAAAAAGAATAACCAACACTACTTTCTATAAAAGGCTGGAAAACACCTTTTTCTTTAAAATAGTATCGTGCAAATGGGGCCAATGCAAAGTAAAGAGAGAATTTATCACTTTTCTTTTCCTGATAAGAAGAAAGATAAGCGACATAAAGTCCAATATCCCATTTATCATTCAACTCATAGCCAACGAACGGTGCAACTCTGACAAAAGATATATCAGATTCGCCACCATGAGACAAACCTGCTTCGCCACCTATATACATTCTATGTTGTGAAAAGACACTCACACTCCATAATAAGCATAAAAACACAATAACCTTTTTCATTTTCTTTACATTTTAAGTTCAACAAACAATTTCCCGCAAAAATAGAAAAAACTGCGTGAAACGCCTAAACAATCGCAGATTATGCGCACAAGTTCCGCGAAGCGGAAAAATTTTAGCCGCTCCAAGTGCCTATAATTCCGCCACCTGACGAAAGGAAGCTTAAAGCCTCCCCTCGTCAGCGTAGCTATAGAAGCCATCCTCTGTAAAAATCAGGTGGTCAAGCAGCCGTATATCCATCACTTGGGCGGACTTGCGCAACGTTTCCGTTACGCTGTCATCCGCCCTGCTCGGACGTCGGTTGCCGCTCGGGTGGTTATGTACCAATGCAATGGCACTTGCGGAAGCCAGCAATGCCTCTTTGAGCACTACACGCACATCTACCAGTGCGCTATCTATGCCGCCTACCGACAAACGTACCCTCTTTATGACAGAGCAGGCACTGTTCAACAATATCACCCAACATTCTTCATTCCCGACATCAAGCAGGAGAGACTTCATATAGTCGTATATATCTTGGCTACTCCTTATAGTCTGTTTCACATTCTTATAAGCAAACATTCTGTACACTTCCACCGCCGCAAGCGCAAACTGCCTTTTGGCAGGGGTAAGCTTCGCAAACAGTTCGTAATAACCGGATGCCCCCGAAATCTCTTCTTGGCTCAACCCTAAGATGCCAACGGCTTCATGCGAGGCGGTTCTATAATCGTCTTTGAGTTCAAACTTTGTCATAGCATCAGAAATTAACGGTTCTTGCAAGAAAAAGGCCACCTACCACCATAGCACCGAGTGCTTCAAGCTTACATGCAAAGCGAGCGTAACTATATCCGTTTGTCACAATGTCATCGAAAACTATGACTTTCCGACCTTTAAAAAAATCGTTGTCAAAACTGATTATCTGGCACTGATGCACGGATTTTTTTTGCTTCCACTCGTGGAGTGCCAAACGTTCACCCTCCAAGCTGACAGCCTGATAAGCGTTGCGGCATCCTGTCAGCCGACACACCTCTTCGGAAAAAGCCTTGTATCTCGCTTCGTGCTTCTCGCCACTGCTTGCAGGGATGCAGACAAATGTCATCTCGCCGCACGCTCCGCCAAACTGCTGGCGAAGTTTCCTTGCAACAAGCCGTGCCGCATCCATCGACTGCTTACCATCCTTAAAGTTCCATACGAAGCGGCGTACCGCCCACTCCCTTTTGCTTACATCCTTGTACTTCGTCGGCAAATAGTCGTAGAGGTAACCCATCCACTTGCCCCACTGTTGTCTCATTTCTTCTGTCACTGTCTTCATAACGCTGTTTTTTATTCTTGAACTTTGAAGCTGCCGGGTGTGAGCCTTTTCAAATTCTTTTTCGGTTCTCCCCTTTGAGCTTTTTTTTTATTCCGTCGCTTATCGCTACGGTATGTTTCGCCTTTTACGCAGCTCTGAAAGGTGTTGCAGCGAACAGAAACAAGTTTTTACGGAAACCGGAGGCACGAATACAACCCGCAGGGTGGAGATTTTTTCGGAAACAACGCCCGAACTTGGAGCAGGGAGAGGCAACCAATACCTTTGCTGCACAAAAGGCGAATCCGTAGCGACGGGCGACATATCCGGGCGAAAAGGGGAAGAAGAACCGAAAACAAAGCGTATGCTTTACCGCTATCTGCGTGAACGCAAAAGAGACATACAGCAATCCCCTATCGTTTCCGAAATTCGTTCCTGAAAGATGAAGGAGCAGCGGAAACGATAGGGGGAAAGCGTCCCTTAAATAAATGTTAATAGAAAAGTAAACGACCGAATACCAATTTCTTAGCTTCACCTTTTTATATAAAAAGGTGAGAACTCGCAGAGTTGAGCCCAACGCGCCCTAAGTTCGACCTCGCTTTTTTCCGCACCAAAAAAGGAAATATGATGCCACCCCGCCCACGCCGCCCTGTCCTGACAAGCAGCCGAGCAGTGCGAAAAATGGAAAAGAATTAAATGCGGACGTCTACGAAAGAGTCCTTGCGGGTGAGAATATCGCCATACTTTGTCCACACACGTTTATCGACGCAATCGCCGAAGTGGGTAGCTTCTTCGGGTAGGATGCTGTCGTTACGCTCGCTGCGCTTGTCCTTCTCCCACTTGCCGGAAGAGTTGGTGCGAACACGTGTGTTGTTCATGGAGATAAGAATGTACTTGCATTTGGATGCGTTGAATCGTTTCAGCGGATAGCGTTCGTCGGTCTCCGCACAGATGAACGACCACAGCAGATACTTGTCGTGTTGCGGCGGTTCCATGCCCCGGTGCGTAAACTGGCGCACATCCCACCCGTTGCGTATCAGCCGGTCGATAGCGGTCTCGTTGTATGTCTTCTTGGAGTTGGCACGGTGCGCATCACCGTATCTGTCACGGTAGTAGTGCAGCCGCTTGCAGGGGTGATAACGGTAGTAGTGGCAGAACTTATCAATGAGGGCATTTACCTCCGTGTCGCTCTCATCGTTGCGTTTAACAAAGAACTCGTTAATAGTGTTGTCCACTATGCGGCCGGGGTGAAGCAGCTTGGTCGCATAGTCGAAGTGACCGGGTTGCGCCACCTCCATGAAGCAGGCAGAAGAACCCCAGTCGCAGACGACTTCAAGCGGCCGGTTGGGATTGCAGTCCGCATCCATGCGGCTGTCAGTATCCGCCAGCCTGCTCCAGCTGTAGTCGGTGTCTTCGGCGAAGTCTCTGATGAAGCTGTCATTGGTGGCATTGTAATAACGATGCCGGTCATCGAGGTTATAATAGCAGTGATCTATCTTGTCTACCACGAAGTTTAAGATCTCAATCATGAACGTAAGCCTATCCATCACGCTATACTGGTTCATGATGTAGGACATACCCACGTTGGCGATGTTGTCGAAAATGGAAGCGAGGATAAAGAGTGTGTTGTCCTTGCTTACGAAAGGGGTGATGGTACGGCGAAGACGAACGGTCTCATTCCAAACTTCACGAAACAAAGCGGCATCGTTCGCCAACTTGGCATCAATCAACCGCATCTGAAGCTTGACGATTTTATTCCAGACATCAAAGAGGTGGATGCCTCGCTCCTCCTCGTAATAGGAGGCAGGTTCAAGCAGCCACTTCTGCGAAGGCTCGTAAGGCATTGAGCTGAAGAAAGAGTTGCCGTGATGTTTGAGTAGCGGATTAGCCGACTTCAACCCGAAGATGTGTTCATTACCCCGATTGGTAGGGGCGACCTCTTGGTCGAACTGCTCCTTGTCCAAGGTCAACGCTTCATCGGTGATATTGTAGTCTGCGTTCGGCCCGCGACTGTTGCCGTCTTGGGTAAGGATGTAAAGGCAGTGCCCGTTGCTGAAGGTGATGCAATGCTCATAGCTCATCAGGTGCTCATACGGGCGATACCACCCCTCCGGAGGAGTACGGCATACCACATAGTCTCCTGTCTTGGTATTGCTATCATAGCGTTTATAACCAAGCTGCTCCAACATCTTGAATGTAGAGGGGAGCGTCTTGGTTAATGCCTGTCCATAGGTGGCTTGTGCCAAGGTGGTCACTCCACGCGGCATGAGTCGCACGTTTTCATCCACTTCGGCGCCTACGATAAAAGACTTACCGGTACCACGCGAATAGATGACGTACTTCTTCTTGGCCGGCAGTAGCAAGAACGCTACCTGAGCCGGATTCAGCGATATGTCTTCCTCCCAGACGTTCGTCTCCATCAATAACGAGGGAAAACAATGTAGTTATGGCCGCCCTGCGTGGCAGCCTTGAAATCTTTGTGTCCTACCTTTTCGCACAGTTCCTGCGCCTGTGCAGGCGTAAACTTGGCCGACACCTGTACCAATACTGCCTTGGATGTAATGGTAATGCCGTCAATGCCTTTCGCATCCATCAGGGCACGAACAAGGCGTTTGTTTGTCAATCTTTGATTCATATCAACTATTAAGAGTTCATTAATTCTTCTACCTGTGCATCATCGATCGGCTGATAGAGCGTGTCGATAATCTCCTTACGGTCCTTGTGGGACAATGACCGCAAGGAATCAAGGTTGATGTTAAGCTTATCACCGGTACCGCTATTGACCTGAATGTAGAAGACATTCTTCTCCATGCGTCGCGGGTCTTCGATGGAAGCCGGTTTCTCTCCGATAAGCATAGCCAGCGTTTTCTTGGCATTATTCCATTGTTTGAGATCACCTCTCAGCTTGCATTCGCGAATCAGTTCCAATTGATCCTTGATCTGCCAAGCATGCCAGAAGTCCCAATCGAATGTATGATTGGTTTTGAACAGTTCTCTCGCCAGCTTGATGTCTTTGCGCACCTGCGTAGCTGAGATCCTATACTTTGCCAACATCATGTTGATAATGTAGGAGTCATTCGGGTAATCGTCCAGCAGCCGTGCCACCTGCAACACCCTATTGAACTGTCCGCGCAACTCTTCGGGGAGCGGAGATTCTTCGGGATTGATAATGTGCTGCTGAATGGTTTCGTAGCGTTGCTCCGCCAGCGATGGAATTCCTTTTTTACTCATACTTCAGATGTTGGTTAACGTCTTTGATAAACCGGAGCAATTCGGATTGAGCCGGATTGCTCCCATTCTTAGCAGCCTTGATGATGCCCTCGCGTATCTCAATGGTCTGCCTGATATAACCCCTGTAATAAGCTTTATGCACTTCAGTGCCGGGAATACGCACCTCGTGCACGAAATCCACTTCATCTACTTCAATGTTCAGAGCCACCAATTGAGGGGTAACAAGGCGATAAGCCAAGTCCTCAACTGCTTTAAGTTGTTCCTGCGTTAAATTCATCAGTCAATACCTTTAAGTCAAAGTCAAAAACCTCACTCGATGTATGTATGATGCCTCGTTCCAGCTTAGGGTTATGCGTAGCATTCTGGCTGCCTACCACCGATAAGGTCATGTTGTCGTTGTAGATAAGAGCTACCTTGGCATGCAGCGCACAGCACCTGTATGACCCGGCAAAGGAGGTAGCCAAGTAATCAAAGGGCTTTGGAGAGATCGTACGCACACGGTTGTCTATCAGGAAGCGTACGGATAGGATGTAGCCTTGCTCCAAGTAACGCTTAATTGTAGCCAACGAATCTTCAGCTATCGAATAGCTGGAGATGAAGAGATGAGCCGGCCCGGTCTGCCGAAGCAAGTAAAGAACTAATTGTATCAGGTTGAAAGCCCCCTTTGAATAGAAATGCTTATCACGTCCTCGCTCAATATTTCCCAATGCAACAGGCTTCAACAACGTATTCGCAATAATATCAAAATCCGCGCAACGGTCTACATCGAGGCGGCTGACCCCTCTTATATCTTGATCAGCCGCCTTATCACCAACAACAATGTCATGACATGCCGTCAACATCACCCAAGGGCGGCTATGGCATAGTCAATCTGCTCAAGCTCAGCAGAGAGATTGGCTATCTTGGTCTCATACTTAACCCTCTTGGGACAATCGGGCATCGGATTAGAGACTTCGGCCTTGGTCTCCTGCTGATACTCCAGCATATTACGGGAACGAGATATTTTCGTAGCAACGGACTTGCGAGCTTTTTGCAGTTCTTCTTTGGCCATGGTGGAATAGTCGGATTGCCCTTCCGGATTATCCGCTTTGTCAGATGCCGGGTGCTCTTCAAGGCCTTTCATCGCTTCATCTGTAATATCAGATCCTTCTGCGATATATTGAGCGTACAAAGGATAGAGTTTATCCATCTGTTCACTCAGAGAGGCTATCTCTTCGATCAGAACAGTACGTGCGGACATTGTCTTCTCTTCGTTGTCTTCGGGCATCTCGCCAAGCTGTTTATGCAGGATGTCACGTTTTTTGTAAGCTTCGGCGTAATTACGGATGACCGAAGAGATGTTGACCGGGAATTCCCGACTACCATCTTCAAGCATCCGGGCAGCATCGACCAGCTTAAGCCCATCCGCATCAGCGTGAGATTTGACATCCTCTTGGTCGACATGTAATCCTGTAATCGGATCAATATCCTCTACAACAGTGTCGGAAGGTAAGGCCCACGCCTGAACGAGTTCGCGCATAAGGAACTTGAGACGGTTAGAAGCTTCAGGTCCGTTGACGCCATGTTTTTTTAATTTAGCGACAACTCCGGGTTTGAATTTGGATTCTTCGAGAATGCGGATACCCGCATCGAAATCACGAGCACCGTTAAGCCAATCAACGGCCTGCTCTCTGAATTTGATAAGTTCGTTTTGCATTTTGTTTAAAAATTGGACAAAACAAAAATAGTACGAAAAAAGGTGCGGAAATAGGACACAAACAAAAGGAGCCTTCTGCCGTAACAGAAAGCTCCTGAAAAACGGAAAGAGAGGCATGTTAACCGCCCGGAACAAGCGCAAGCAGTCGCGTCATATCCCCCGTGTACATCAGCTTACGCGGACAATCATAAGCAAACTTCATCGGGGTCTTGTTCAATTCCGTACCGGTCTTGCCCGTAGTGGACGCATCGGCAGCCACCTTGTGTGCAGCGTTCAATTTGTCTCCCAACAGGTAATTGTTACCATTCTTGTCGGTAACAATCATGCCCAACCGGCGACCACGTGTGGCATTTTCAAAACCGAAGATTACCTTAGACATCTTTGAGCGTGTAATGGTCAACTCATAACGGCAAGATTCTCCGCCTGTCTCACCTTGGTCTGTGATGGTCAACTCGCCAGAGTCTTCGGTAAACACGAGCTTATAAGCACGACAACCGGCTTTCATCGCCACGTCTCCATCCCATGCGCCTGCCTTTTCAAACGTCATAGCCGTATCTTCTGCCGGTTTCGGAAGATCGGGCCATGTGGCCACATCTTCCCAATAGAAGTAGATGACACTCTGGACGATGCCGGCAAGATTATCAATGTCTTCGCAAGACACCAGTTCGTCGATGTCCGCCAATTCAATACATTTTTTATTCATAACATCTACAATTAGCCTTACGGCGTTACAGGTTGATCGTTTATGCATAATTCCGATTTGTCAATCGTGACAAACTGGAAACCGAGAACGTACTTACCGGCTGCCGTATAGTGATAAGGCGCACCGTTTGTCGTGGGTATCAAGCGGCGGAAGTCCGCTTCATTGTCATATCCATAGCAGATATTCTCCTTGGTAGTAATCAGTACGAATTGGGAATCTGCCGGAAGCCCGGAAAGGCGAACAATCTCGCACTTCTTATTCGTATTGCGCAAAAATTGCTGTCCTGCCGTCTCCGCACCGGAACCGGTAACGAGCGTGCCCTGATCATCCAACCAGTCATCATACAATTCTCCCAAGTCCTCGGAGATGTACATCTTGCCTCCGGAGCGTTTAAAAGTCGAAGGCATGTGTCTCCACATATCAAGCAGCTTCTTGCCGACATCGGCGCGGGTCATGGCGCCAGTGGCGAACATATTGCCATTAACCAAAGAGATATTGCCTGCCGTCTTCTCCTTATCAACAATCGTAAGAATACCATCAAATGAGGTAGACAGTGCGGTATTACTTGTATCGGCATCATACTTGGCAGTAAGCATGATGTCGTGCAATTCTTTAGACGCACACTTAATACCGTAATTGTTCAGCCAGATTTCAAACGGATGCTCTTTCGGGTAAAGCCCGCCTTTAACCTCTGTGATGTAGGTACGACGATAGCGCTCCGGCTCATCGTCCATCTCCATCACACAAGGATAAACGGTCAATGTACGGGGTACGATTTTACCGTTGCTCACCTGACCGATAAATTTGCCGGTATACTTGTGAGAGATTTTTCCCAAGGTCGTACGACCAAGGGTGATTGAATCTTTCACTCCCGGAATCGGGGTGAAGTGTTTCAGGATGTCGTTCGCCTGCTCGGCGTCCAACGTAACAAGCAGGTCCTTGTGCTTTTTGCAAGCACCGATGACGGCCTGAATGTCAATAGGGGTTGTAAGGTCCATTGCCATAATACGATAATTAAAGGTTATTCTTCGTTGAAATAGTCATTTACCGGGTCCTTTTTACTCTCGGAATAGTCAACCGATTGTGATTTAGGAGGCAACTGCGTACCAGCAGGCGCCCCGGTAGGAATAAGGTTAACAACAGCCTTGACAGCATTGATCTTGTTAGAAAGGCCGGTGATACTCTTGATGTTATCCGACATCCCATCAAGCGCTTTCTCCGCATCTTCAACGGTCTTTTTGTCTGCCTCCGCCGCAGTCAAGGCGTCGCAAATCTTTTGCATCTGGTCGATGGTAAGTTCTACCTTGCCATCATTTTCGGCCAATCCCTCTATTGCAAGCAGGGTATTGACCGCAATGAATTGTTTATTCATTTCAGGTTCTGTTTTAGGATTAGTATTATTGTTTGGATTCTCTGTCTTATTGTCTCTCTGGAAAAGGGATTTAATGACATTGATGATGCGATCCGCCAAGTCCTCTCCTTTTTCTTCCGGAATGGGGAATACCGGTACCGGGAAGTTGAGTGCCGCACAATTTTCAACCATCAGGTTGCGGTACTCATTGTTTACCTTATTGATGCCGGGAATGATACTGTCAATAAACCCCCATTCGAGAACATCCGACGCCGGCAGCCAGCGTTCCTGCTTCATAAGGTCGAATACATCTTTGATGGATTTGCCTTTAGGAGCACACATATCAGTGTACTTTTTGGCGATTATCAAGTCAATGGCATCACTGGACTTTTTTTCATTCTGGAGCTTTGTGATTGCCGCTTCCAACTCGTCAGCATTCATCACTCCATACACTTCAACCGGTACGGATGACTTGTGACAAAGCCAAAGACTGTCTTCGTGCATTTCACGTGATTGTGCCCCGAAAGCCATCCATGTAACCGCCGAAGCGCAGAATCCAATAAACTCGACAACAACATTGCCATGTTCTTCAAACATTTTAGAGATGGCAATCGCTTCATTTACCGAACCGCCCCAACTGTTAATCTTGCAGCGTACCTTTTTACCTTTATTCCGGTTAAGGAAATACCTTATGTTTGACCTCTGCCAACCGTAGTGATCAATCATGCCGTTAATTTCAAGAACTGTCTCTTCCATATCTTTAAAGTAATTGATAATGCGAAAATACAGCAAAAAAAATCCCGCGTGAAGGACACTACACACGGGATAATCGCAAAAACGGACTATTTAGATCACCGTTATATCAGTGGTGATAAGCTTGGACGGCTCAGCTTGCTTACCGAAGAAAGTAAAAGACGAACCGTTTATCTCTCCTGAAGAACCGCTTGAACGCGTGTGTTTGAATTTAAGAGGCACGTCTGAAGTACCGCTTAAAGAAACAACACCGTTAGCATCTCTGGACAAAACGAGCCAGTCTCCACGCTCCAACAATGCTACGGATACCTCGTTGAGCGCACAACGCTTCGGGATGATACCATTAATAGCCACATCCCACATTTCGCCGCCATCTTCGAGTTCTTGGGTCTCGATATGCGAAAAAGCATCACCTCTATATATAGGTATGGAGATGATGCTATCCGTGTCGGCTAAATCAATCGAGCAGGTGCCATCGCCATTGCAAGTGACCAGAGGAAAAGAGGATACCGGTATTGCGTACAAGAGCGATAGTCCGGTTACGTTGTCGAAGTCAAAGGATAGAGTTTTCATAAGCAGATTTTCCTTTCTGTGAAATTGTCCCATTTCTGAACAACTGCACAATAACTATTTCATTTATTTTTTCGTTGATATTGCTTTTAAGGGATGACTTGTCAATCGACTTGTCACGGTTCCAGATTCTCCGGATAGAATCGGGCGGCCATGTGAATTCGTCGAAATGGAATTTGTCATAGAACTGCCTGATGCACTCGCTCAATACAGGCGTGACCATGTAAGTAACGGAAAGAAAAGTCATAAGCATTGTCCTGCACCGTATCTCCAGCACATTAGACAGCATCGCTTCGTCGGTGGGAGAAAGCGACCATCCATAGTTGTAGAAATCAGACTTGCCTATCTCCAATGCAACCTTACAATTCCGGTACTTATAGTTACCTGATTGGATACGTTTGTCATAACGATGGGTTTGCTTGACCAACCTGCTGCGAAACAAGACATCAAGCATCTTGTCTTCTGAGATATTGACCAAATCCGGCCAATCAGGATCATCTACTTTAAAATTGGTAAGTAAATACTGTTTAACAAAAGGGGCTACCCATATCCAACATACGAATCTATCTTTTTTTTTCATTATTTGAAAATTAAAGTGTGTATTTAGCCGTCCAACCGACCAACGAACCAACAAGATAAGTAAAGATATTAATTATTAGGCATTTACGCAAAAATAAAGGAGAAAAAAGTACATCCAACACGACCAACAGAGGGGTATTTTGTTGGTTTTAAGAGAAAAGCGCTGAAAAATGCACCGAAATAAGAAAATCCTAAAACTAACAAAAACCAACAGGATAGGAAGTAAAACCAACAGCGACCAACAACAATCATTATTACTTATCTACCTATATATTAATTAGTTATATAAAAATTCTATTGAAAAAACATATATTCCGTTGGTTCGTTGGTTCGTTGGTCGTGTTTTTTCGGTTTATTTTTCAAAACTCTGTTCTATTGATTTTTTTTAAATATGGGGTTTTCGGGGAAATGAAATGAGGATACCATCAAAGCAATTGTCTGGAAGGAAATCTACCAAAAAGAATGATTAGCAAATCTTTTTAACAGAGCCATGCAATATTATTGTTAATTGATGTTATTTTACCGTCACCCTATTTGGTGACAAAAAAAATAAAACTTATATTTGCAATACGGAAAAAGAAATACTAACATTTAAAATGTAAGAAATGGAAACTCTTGGTATGACAATCGTAGGTTATAGATATGGCGAAGCCCCAGAATCAGGTAAATCATATAACTATCGAGACAATTGTTTTGAACCCGGTGTAAGCATGGCGCAAGTCGGTTTTGACAAGGAGGTAAATAGCTTTGCTATATCCGACGCAGCGGCTAACCGCAAACGCTATTATTATGTTGGCACAATCTGTGGCACGGGTGGGGATGATGAGATTTGTCTAAGCAATGTTAAGCGTATATCTCGCAAAGATTACCTTGCAATGCGCAAAGAGATGATAAATGTACATAACGCTATAGTAAATGAGCGCATAAATCGTAGGATTTCTCTCATTGAAAACGGTTGGCATATTGGAACAACCATAGAACGCCTCGAAGAGCAAAGAAAAAAATATATCAAGAAAGCACGCTAAACATATATTAGATAATACACCAAAATTGATTACTTATCATGAATGTCAGAGAAAGAGTAGGGCAAGACTTGCTTGCCTTACGGAAAGAAAGAGGATTGACGCTTAGAGGCTTGTCGCAACTGTGCGGCATTCCTTTTCAAAAGCTCAATCTTATAGAATTGGGGCGGTATTCACCGGGGATCGACGTGTTATCACGGGTGACAGATGCGTTGGAAGCAGACATATTTATAATAAAAAGAGAAGAACAGGACGTTTAAAGTCCTGTTCTTTTTTGCTCCAAGATGTTTTTAATGGGCAAGTCGTACTTGCGCTGCCTCTTCGTTGAATACATCAGGAAGCATTGTCCTCCGCTGTTCCAGCGGACATGCTTCCACACAATGGTGCTTCTTCGCTCTCCGGATACTGTTACTCTCTTGACTATCGGAACTTGCCCGAAGAATTCTTTAACAAGGCCTTTTGTCTCATATACAAGGCGATCAAGGCGGTAGGAACAAACGTTCATGGCTAATTCGATTTCGGATGTTGTGTACATTTTCTTCTGTTTGGTTTTATTGTTTAAACTCCACTCTGCCCCTGCTTCGAAGGCAGTTCTTATTACATTGTCAAGGTCTGGGAATGACGGTTGGTTACGCCGGTAGTACTCCAAGGAAGCACGCTCTAATCTTGTAAGGATGTCTGTTAGCATCTGTCATAAGGTATTAAGTCAATGGCTATGGAGATTGCACGGGAAAGGACATCACTAACGGCGTATGCATCAGGCGGAAGGTATTCAAGGCATACATCCGCCAATTTATCGTCTCTGCTGTCTCTGAACGTTCTGACTACTTCCATCGTGACCGGTATCCCTTCTTCTTGGATAAGTGACTGCAAGATATCTAATACCTTGCAGTGCATCGTGATTGATTCTATTATCATAATTTCATCAGGCTAAAAAGGTAAATCTTCTTGTTTGGCTTCTGACGATTTCTCTTCGTCATTGCTTATGCCCCGCTCGAGGTCGAGACCTAACATCCGGGATAATATATCGTAATTGAGTACTACAGCGCTGGTGCTCTTCTCTTTCGACTCCATGACCCTCACCATCGCCATGTTGGGTGTCTCCGTGCCAGAGGTAGGATCTTTGATAAAACCACCTACCGGAACTTCTTTTGGCTCCATCCAACGGAAGCGTGTGTTGCCGACCTGACCGATGTATGACGGGTGAGACTTAAGGTTGACCTCGAGCGTAGTCAAGGATAGCGGTTTCTCGCCTCCGGTCATGGCAGAGGCATACATCTTATGGATGTTGCTCAATGTCATGTAAAGGATAGGAGTGTCTGCCGGCTGAAGAACTTTTTCGACACCGTCTTTAAGCTTGAATCGTCCCGGCCGCTCGATCTTAAAGTCCCGGCCATATTTGATAACCCCCTTGTCAATCAGATAGTCCATCGAATTGAAGAACGTGGCCAGCTTATCCGTTTTGACAATCATGTCAACTTGCTTCCTCACCTTATCAACCGCCAGATCGAGGAACTCCTCGTAGGTGAAAGGCAAGCGTAAGTCGGAAGCATAAGTCGTCAGCAGCTTGCACATAGTCAGAAACATCGACACGGTATTGATTATGCGTGTCTGGTCACCGCTACGGCTCCCAGACATCTCCACGCGGTCCTGCAATTCTTTACCGCAACTCTTTAATAGCTCGGCAAAGTGAGTTTTTACAAGAGACCTAAGAGAGAGGACTTGAAGCAGAAGATAAGACAAGCCTCTTTTCTCCGCCTCCTTAAGTTCTTGAAATACCTGCTGCGCCCGCTCCTCGTTGATGGATTCACGCTTGGGAACTTCGCAAAGAACGACGCGGTTTGAGAGGGCGTTATCGTCTTTTTGAGGTGCTTCTTGTCCCAAGATAACCACCGGGGCATTGACCTTAGATGTCTCGATGTCGTTGCCTGTGGCCGCCTTACGCTTCTGCTTGCCATCTCCGTCGTATGTTACCGACTTAAGCCCTTGAAACTTATTGTCGGAAATCATGTCGTCGTTATATTCTTCGAAGACCTGCGGTACGTCGCGGAATCTCTCCAGAACCGAAAAAAAAGCGGCATCAGTACCGGAATTGAGGTTAAAGGATGGGGCATCCGGCTTGATGAACAGACTACGGATGCTGATTGCTATCTGCGTCTTGCCGGACATCGTTGGCCCAAGAAAGAAAATAGAGGTAAACAAGCGGTTAATGGGGTGTATCTCGCTGCGGAAAGCGCACATTACGGCATAGAGCAATGCCCACTTGCCATTGTCGTTAATCTTATACACCTCATCCATCAGCGCTGCCCATCGCTCGAACGTGATGCGTTTCGCCTCCGGAACGTCGGTGTACACCAACCATCGATCCTGCTCATAGCGGTCGTTATCCTTACGGACACCGACATTGATCTTGCTGAAGGAGGGAGAATAGAATATCATATCCCCGTGCTTCATAAGGCCAAGCTCGTCGGCCAAATCAAACCGCCATGTCCCCTCTACAAGGTGATAGATACCGTTGGCAAAAATAAAGCAGCCCTCTTCTTGCTGTCCGTAGACTTTAACCTCCGTGCACTTGGGGAAGTCATAGGATATGCTCTGCCAGATCTTTGCGTAATCCCTCGAATCCCCCCCATCGAAGTTATATGCTCCCTCATTAACAAGCATATCCTGTAAGGTTGTCAGCTTTGCGAATACAGACGATGGCCACTCCACATAAGTAGGCTTATTGACATACATTCGGTTTATCCTGATGACACGTCTGTTCTCGTCCTTGTTTGTGCTGTAGACATGGAATAGAGGCTCTATATAAAAGTCTGCAACACGCCGATAACTATTGCTGTCTGTTTTGAACATGTAGCTAACCGGGATGCCTTCTTTGCTAAGAAGAGGAAAGAACCCGTAGCGTCGAAGCATTTTGGAGTATTCCTCGGATTCTTCCACGTAATCCGGAATCTTATCCGTGTCGATAGTCAACAAATCGGCATAGACGTCATTGCGTTCACGCTCAATCTTCTGCTTAGACTTGCGCTCATTGGCAAAAGGCTTGATGAGTTCCTTCAGTGTAGAGACCTTAAGCCCTAATGATTCAGCCCATGAGGGCATGTTGACAGTCTGAATCGCCTGCTTGGCATAGCTGATCACCTCAGCACAACGGGTGATGTATTCGTTTTGAATTTCCGGGGTCGGTCGCTCCTCGGAAATAAGTAACCCGTAGTAGTTGACGTAGAAGTAGACAAAGCCTTTGACCGCCATGTCTTCAGACACATCAACTGTCATGCCATACTTATATAGCTCTTTCATCATCAGGCAGTCGGCATTCTCGCGGCGGGCGTTGCAAGTCATCTCCGGAGAGTGTACAATTATCCGATCTGCCAACTGAGAAAGCTGCTGGATGTCGGTTGTTTCCGGAACCCCTGAATAGAAAAGATATGGCTGCTTCTCTCCTATCATCTTTTGAAACCGGTCGAAGCTATTGACCAGATGTATTTCGTTATCTTCCGGATCTATAAAGTCCTTGGCGAATTCAAACCCGATAAATCCGGGCTGGAAGCGTTCAGGAGCTTGGGGGACTTTGACCGAATCGACCAAGTCGTGCAAGGCTTCGAGGTCGTAACCGGAAGGTTCTGACAGGATGGAAAGGAATTTATTTTTAATAATCGCCTCGCTCTCTCTTGCGATGACAGATACAATTTTTTTCGTCTTATCCATCCGTTGAAATTCGTCGTCATCATCGGTAAAGAGTACCTTAGACATAAACTCCACATAGGACTTTGTGTTTTTATCCAGATAGCCAGCAAAATCAGCGCCCATAGAACGAGCCATATCGTCCGGATCTTTGCCTGATGGAAGCAAAACACAACGTACCTTGAACTCATCGGAAACGAATGCCGGAAGATTCTTTTCGGCCGCAGCAATACCCGCAGCATCCCCATCATAGATAAATACGACATTGCTTGTAATGCCATGAAGCAACTTGCGTTGCTCATCCGTAAAAGCAGTTCCACTGCCACCAACAACGTTGCGGATGCCTACCTGTGCCATCGAGAGCACATCAAACTGCCCTTCGACAATGTAAACAGTGTCTTTTTTCTGAATCTCCTGCCGGGCTTGGTACAAACCGAAAACATTTTTACCCTTGGTAAAGAGAATGGTATCTCCCGTATTCTTATACTTGGCTTTTTGGTCGACAATCGTCCGACCGGTGTAACCGACTACTTGCCCGGTCTTGGAGTAATAGGGGAACAGGATGCGTTGCCAAAAGGCGTCTTTCAACCGTTTTTTTTCTTCATCCCAATATCCTAATCCGGCGGAGATTATATGTTCTTGCTTATATCCTTGGGATATGAGAGAGCGGGTCAAACCGTCATAGTCGTATGCAAAGCCAACACCGTAGAGTTCCGCAATTTCCCTGCTGATCCTGCGATCAAGCAGGTAGGACTGTGCTTCTGGCACGGAATGGAGGTTCTTTTGCAAAAGTGCTTGGGCGGCATTCATGACAATCATGGCGGAGCTTCGATCATCGTTGCGCTTCTGCTCTTCAGGCGTAAGCTCTATCATCGGAACCTCAATGTTATACTTCCGGGCTAAGTATCGAATTGCTTCCGGGTAGCTTAACCCGTCACGCTCCATGCGGTAGGCGATGACATTACCACCCTTGCCACAGCTAAAACACTTACAGATGCCTTTCGCCGGTGACACTGTGAAAGAAGGGGTCTTCTCGTTGTGGAAAGGACATAAACCTATATAGTTGACACCGCGTTTGACAAGAGAGATGTCTTCGCCAATCTCTTTGACAATGTCAACGACATCAAGGATGTTGTCTATTATATGTTGGGGAATCTTGTTCATTATTGTGCGAATAGGTCAAGCTGACGACTATCCATCAGCTTAAATGTTTCTTCTACGGAAAAGTTAAGCGCCTTGGCTACTCTCATCAATTCATCCTGTGTTGGCTGGACATACCCACAAGCCAATTCGGACCATCTCTTTTGATTGATTCCGACAAGGCGATAAAAGGCTTTATTCGGCTGGAAGAATTCCGGTTTGCCGAACTTAATCTGAAGGAGGTTGCGCATCATTGGATTTCTAAGCCTTGGATGCAGTGGTATATTGTTGCGATAGCAATACAGATATACGGCTGTATCCGATTTTGAAAGTAGACGCCCTATTTCTTTCAATGACGTACCCCTACTCAGTTCTTCATGCAGTATATGCACTTCGTTATCAGTCCAATTGCCCTTTTTCATCGATTAATGGGTTAAGAGTTTTTTGCAGAGTATTTTTTATAGTTACTCTGTTAAATTCAAATTTTTATTCACGAAATAAAGCTTACCAGCTAATATTCTTACACTTAATTTGCGATTATTCAAGCTGATAATCACAACAGCATCATTAAATACCGTGGCAAACTCGTCCCCATCCTCCAGCTTGGCGTCTTGACCAAACTCTGCTTTAAATTGTTCCATTGCCAATCCAATGAAACTCAGTATTTTATTCATATCTGTTCAGTTTAAAATGTAAGTTTTTGCCTTCCTTTAAGCTCTGTATAAACAGACTATAGTCCATTTCGGATAAATGCGAGTGGTACTTTGTAAAGCACGTCGGGCACTCTTTTACAGAGACGACCCCCATGGAAACTTCTGCAATTCCGCAGATATGCTTATAGTAATCATCGAGAATACTTGTGCCACATTCGGGACATTCAAAAACATTCCTGTTATATATTCCTATTGAAGGAGTCTTGTATCGTTTATCTATTTCCATAAAATACTATTATTTATTTTATCAAATTCTTCGATTTGTTCAGCCATAGCATAATATCCTAATACTTTCTCGTAGGATATTGTGCAGGCAATACTGTCGCTGTCATTCTCCACTTGGATGGTCCATTGTCCGGCCTTGCCGCAGTTGTATTCTATAAGGCGCACCGGCCGGCTACGCGGGAACCTTTCGTTTTCCTTCTTAATCTGATGCTCGATGTCGCACTTTAGCGCATCCAAAGAGCAGTCAGAAGCAATCAGATGCCGGTCAAACTGTTGCACGTACTGTTGCAGCGCCTTGCCTTTTTTATTGACGCTCGCATAGGTTTTGATATTGTCTATAAAGTAATTCATAGCATTAAATTGTTAATTGTCAGTATTGGTTATAAACTTCCGGTACTCCAGCTCTGTTTTAGCCAGATTTATTAGGGTATTAACTCCCTGAAACACCTGTTTGGCCTGACCGACAGCCTCCGGATTATGCTTCACAGCCTCGATTTGCTGAAGAACCGTGTCGCGGAGCTGCTGTATAATACTCGGATTGACCGTAGATACCGAATCAAGCTTATTGTTGGCCAGTACGATAACCTGTGCCGAGATCGGCTTGAACTGCTCAATCTTTGCGGGGAGGTTAATATAATTGAAGACAAGAGTCTTCCCGTTGTTGAGATAGATTTCCACCTCATCTCCATCATCACCGGTTCCCGGACAGATACCGAGGATTACGACCTCTTCATGCCGGTAAAGGAAAGGTTTGTTGACCATTGTTTCTAATCGTTCGAGTGCATTCATAATGTTGGCTTTTTGGTTATTGAATTCATTGATGTGTCCTTGATGAACCGCCCTAAGGTGTTCCTGTCTACCTTGCATATCTTTGCTATCTTGCGTTGAGACACGCCTTCATCGAGTAGAGCCTTTATAAGAGAGGCTTTCCCATACAGCTTACGTTTCTCGGTAGCAGTCTTTCGTCCTTTCGGTCGCCCAAGGATAACGCCCTCCAGCCTTTTCCGGGCAAGAGCCTCCTTGGTTCGCTGACTTATCATGTCACGTTCTATTTCCGCTGCTATCCCAAAGGCAAAAGCAAGTACCTTGCTCTGGATGTTATCACCAAGCTCATAGCCGTCTTTAACGGTATAGACCTTGACGCCGTTCGCCATGCAGAACTCCAGTATTCGCATGATCATAAAGAGTTTTCTGCCCAATCTTGACAGCTCGGATGTTATGATCACATCCCCTTCTTTTAGTTTTTTCATCAGCTTGCCCAGAAGTCTCTTCTCCGGTTCCTTTGTCCCTGAGACACCATCGTCTATAATCCAGTCGTCAACAGACAGCCCCATAGCTTTGGCCTTGTTACAGACCCCCAATCTCTGATTATTGGAATCTTGGACGTCTGTGCTGACTCTTAAATATCCATAAATCATAAGGCAGATTCAATTAACTGCATGGCTTCCAAGCCATAGTGCTTCATAATAATTTCTTTCATCGACATATGCTCCGATTCTTCCGGATACATGTTTTCAAGACGTTTGTTCAAACTGACCAAATCAATAGAGAGATACCCATTCAAGACAGACAACAACCCGTCATATAAATCAACTATAGGAACGTATGGTAAAAGGCGTTGAAAATTACTTCTGAACAAAGCCCACTCACTTATATGATAGCGTTTAACATCTGTTTCCATCATTGATCTTTATTCGTTGCTTTATAAATCACTCTGGATAGTCTCCCCTTGAGGTAGACCAAATCTTTAACATCATCCGGCAGGTTATGCAGGGTATTGCGTGTCATCAGCTCGGCATTGCTGATACATCCCAGATTTTCCAAAACGCAATTAAGCGTATTGCCATCCCTAAAGACTACGTTGTACCCTTTAGGTATCGGGCCATTCACATCCTGCCATAGTTTTATATGCTTTGGCATCCATTTGCCAAGGGTGATTCTCACCCAGTAATATTGATGCCCGTTTTTATCATTCCGGATGGTCTCCGCACCATCGTGCAGAGTATTTGCCGGCAAATGTCCCGCCTTGAACATCGTTCGCGAACACTTGGCATACAGGCTCGCATCCATCTTCTTGCCTTTGTTGGCCGGAGCATCCCCCTTTTTGAAGCGATACGCCTTGCCGCTCTCCTGCAGATTGCGTGCAAGCCGGGAAAGAGTGTTCTTCATGTATTCAGGACTCTTTTTGAGCCCTAAGTTGTAGGCCCAATTATAGACTGTCCGCTCAGATAAGCCAAGCCGCTCAGCTATCGACCTCGTCGAGTGGTGGGGGTACAACTTTTCAATCGTTGTACGGTCTTCGGGGGAAAGTAGATGTTTTCTCATTGCCTTCATTGTTTATGATTCAACCCGCCGCCGCACTACACGTTCAGTTCTGTGTCCACGGCGGCAACGGCGGACGCAAAATTCTCCTTCGGCGAATATTGTGTTAATGTATAGTACCAAGAGAATCAAGGCGATGGCCTGTCGGGCCGGCTCGCACAAAGAAAGAGGGATGCTGAAGCGGCGACAGAAAACGAACTTAGAAAGTTCTGTTGCTTTTTGTATACCAACTTTGGCGTATACAACTTTAAGAGTTGTCTTTACCGTATTGATTGGCATTTGCAGGAGATATGCCGTTTCTTTGATCGAGTAACCAAACCCGATGAACTCGGCAACTTCCTGTTGTCTCCGGCCTAATTTAGCGTCAAGGTTCATGGCGCCATCGTTTTGCTCCATACTTCAGATTCTGGCACTCCATACTTGGCAAAAATAGCAGTAACTCCCTCGTACACGTGTTGAGGGATATTCAAAAAACTATGTTTTTTGCGACTGAATTCCGATTCGGCCTTACAGCCAAGGAAGTCATACAGTTCTTTTTTTGCGTGACGGGCATCCTCCAATGTCATTTTGGAGAAGCCGGTAGCAAACGAGTAACGAAAACGTGGTATTGCCATAATTGTAGCTTTTTGTTATTTTTGTTATACGATTCAATTAAAGTCTTTGCAAATATGGATAATATATTTCACACTGCAAAGTAAATTGAGAAATATTTTTCTCACAAAATAAGAAAAAGATGAAAGAACGAGTCAAAGAATTATGCAAAGTGTTAGAAATCAGTAGAAGAGAGTTTTGCCGTAGAATTGGGAAATCAGAAGGGTGGACGAATACAATGAATGAGAATACAACCATAGGCACTGTGAGAAATATATTACACGCATTTCCACGGATCAATATTGCATGGTTAATAGACGGGGAGGGAGACATGTTTGTCGAAAAACAGGGTAAAATGCTCAACGATGAGCCAATAGGATACCATGTTAACAATAATTATAAGGACATATGCGAGGACCTTAGAGCAGACAATAAAGATCTTAGAGAGGAAAATAAGAGACTAAGAGACACAGTTCTTGACCTCATGCACAAGAATGAAAGGTTGATGATTGAGAATGCCCAATTACAAGCAAAATCACAAAAGGAAAGCAAGCAGGAAATCTTATAA